TCAATGTAAGCATGGTGTAATTATAAAAATTGCTAATACCCAGATGTCTAATGAAGACGACTATTACATGAAGTTTAAGGGAGAGAATGGTTTAGATGGAAAAGGTTCTTGGGTTGAATGTGCTGAACCTGGTATTGTAAAAAGCTTTGATGCTACTACAATGCCTCATGTACTACAGCGTATGAGTGATGGAGACTTCTTAGTCAAGAAAAATACTTGGAAGGATCGTGTAGTAGGTGATGATTATACTAACCCTATACCAACCTTTGCTAAAGATGGTAACAAAATTAATAGAGTATTATTCTGGCAAAATCGCTTAGTATTTTTATCAGGAGAAAGTGTTATATGTTCTAAACCTTCTGACTTTACTAACTTCTGGTCACAAACTGCATTAACTATTAGTAATATAGATCCTATAGATATAACATCTAGTTCAACTTATCCATCAGATTTGTTTGATGGTATAGAAACAACTACTGGATTAGTAGTATTTAGTACTAACCAACAATTCTTATTAGCTTCAGATGATGCAATACTAAACAATGATACTGCTAAGATAAGAAGTATCTCAATGCTTAATTATAATCATCATGTACCTCCATTCTCTTTAGGACTTACTACAGGTTACTTAGATAATTCTGGGAAGTATAGTAGATTCATGGAGATGGCTAATGTACAAAGAGAAGGTGAACCTATAGTTTTTGATCAGAGTACTGTTGTACCTACATTATTAGATAAAAATATTGATTTAATAGCTAACTCAAGAGAGAATGGTTTGCTATTATTTGGTAAGACAGATTCAGATACAGTTATAGGGTATAAGTATTTGATCATTGGTCAGAAACGTATGCAATCTGCATGGTTTAAATGGAAGTTTAATAATCCTATAAGATATCATTTTATAGTTAATGATACTTATTACATGTTAGATATGGATGGTTTCTTACAGACTCTCAATATTGTACAAAGTGATACAGATCCAAGTATAGATCAAGATGATGTTAATTATTTACTACACTTAGATAATTATACTACAATTAGTGGTGGTAGTTATAGCGATACAACGCAACTAACTACATTCAGTAATGTGAGTTGGATGCCAAATGTAACCTCACCTAATGGTAAACTTGTATTAGTTGACTCAGATTCAAATACTGCTAGAGAAGGTAGATACGCTGAAACCACTGCTACGTCTACTACCTCATTCACAGTACCTGGAGATTGGTCTAGTGCTACATTGAATATAGGATATCTTTATGATTATCAAATTGATTTCCCTAGAATGTATGTAACAAAATCATCAGGTGAGAAAACTGTAGCTGATGTAAATGCATCACTTATTATCCATAGAGTAAATATAAACTTTGGTAAGATAGGTCTTTATGAAACTACATTAACTAGATTAGGTAAAGATCCTTATACAGAAGTCTATGAGTCTACAGATCTAGATGAGTATAATGTATCAGATGCACCTTACTTAGAAGAGATACAGAAAACGATACCAGTTTATGAGAAAAATTTAAACGTAGATTTAACACTTAAATCCACACACCCAGCACCTGCCACACTACATTCTATGTCGTGGGAAGGTGATTATTCACCCATGTTCTATCGACGTGTCTAAATTAGATCAATACGTTCACCCTATAACGATGGAGGCTGCTATGGATGTAGCCTCTAATCTACGTCCAGATGACCGCAGAGAAGCCGAAGAGGGTTGGGGAGTAGATCCTACAGAAACCCTCTCTTTGGCAGCTCAGGAGGGCTCCTGTGTATGGTTCGAGGTGCCTAACGGCAAGACTGCCGGAGTGGCCGGAGTAGATCCAGGAGGTCAGATATGGATGGTATGCACACCTGCAATCGAAGAGTATCCAATTACATTTGCTAGAGAAGCAAAGCGGTGGGTTGAGAGTAGACCTGAGCCGTTGCTTTGGAACATAGTTGACAAACGCAACACTGTTCATTTGAAACTACTCAAATTTTTAGGGTTCAAATTTTTACGAGAAATTTCTCACGGACCCAACCAATTGTCCTTTATAGAGTTTTGCCGTGTGTCAAGGAGCAGCAGCCGCAAAGGCTAAGGCTAAAGCATACGAACATCAATTACATGTTGCAGAAATGGAGCAGCATGGAAAGAACATCGTAACTAAAGTCAAACAAACAGATTATTTAAAAAATAAAGATGCAATCAATTTAGCTTACTCACGTAGAAAAGCTGATATTGATTACAAAGTTGCTACTGAAATACGCAACGCATTGAAAAATAACGAGACCTTAGCTAGGCAGTTTGCAGCCAAAAAGTATTCACCACAACTTGGCAGATCTACTAGAGCTGGTAAAGGTCAAGAAAGAGCTATGTTACATGCTCAGTCTCAGCAAAGAGCACAGTTAGAATATAACGTAGGAGAAGGAGCACAAATTGCTATGAGAGGTGCTGGGTATGAGATGCAAAGCAGACATAACCAAGCACTTAGTAAACTTGGTATACCCCCATCACCAACTATCGCACCACCTAAACCTGTATTTAAAGGTTGGGGTGAGAAGCTTACAGAGGCTGGTATCACAGCACTGTCTATTGCAACTGGAGCAGGTAGTGCAGGAGCATTCGGTAAAACTGCTGGCGGGGACAGCAACAAAACCTTTTTCGAGTGGATCGGTGGAGATTAAATCATGACGCAATCATTTTTACAAGCACCTATGATAGGTGACGCAGGTTTTGTACAACCTCAACAATATGGTGATACCGTAGCAAGTAATACTCAAGCATTCCAACAGGATATGACTCGGTATTACTCACAAGTAATTGAACAAGAAAATGCTAGAGCTGTAGAAAAAGACGCTTTAACCACAAAGATTTTAAATTTCTTAGGTAAAGAAGGTTCACAGCTTGTAGCATCAGAAGTTAATCGAAGAGAGACTGATAGACAGCATGACGAGTGGTACCGGTATAATACTGGTAGAACTCAAAAAGATACTAAAGATTATTTAGCGTTAAACAAAGAAGAACAAGAAGGTTTAACCGCGAAAGGTTTAATAATTAACCTACAAAATCCTGGGATGTTCGATGATGCCTACTTTGCAGAGGCAAGAAAAAGGGTAGATAACGGTGAAATGAGTGAAGAAGTTTATACTACACTAAAAAATCTAGCTGATAATCAAGACCCAGGGAAAGTAACTCGTGAAATGCTGCGAGAGGGTGTTAGGCTATATCCAAAATGGATTGAGATTGCCAGGAGAAACGGTTTAAAAGTTAGAATTTGTAATGATGATGGTTGTGAATTTAAAACTTGGGAACAGGTAAATAAACCAGGAGAAGCAGGGTATTTAACTGAGACTAAAGCGTGGATGGAAGGTGCTAATAGAGTCTTCTTACGTCCTTATCAAGGTACCGCTGAAGATGGTTGGACTGATCCTCGTCAAATAAAAAGAATTTTAATACCAGCTATTCATAAATTTAGAGTAGATGAACAAGTTAAAGAAGGTCAAGAGATAGCTGAAGTTAACAGAAGAGCACAGAAAAGTAAGGACTATCAAAGTGCAGTATCAGCGATAGTATCAATAGGTGGTCAAACTACCGATACTTCTAAAGCTAATTCTATGAGGGCTGTTGAACTTACAAACTGGGCAAAGTCAGATGGTATGCGTTATGGTGGTGGTGCCGCTGCAATTGAATGGTTAAAGAATGAAGTACTAACTAGAGGACAAAGAGGAGATTTATCTACTGAAGAGATTGCTGCCTTCCGTGGAGCTTTACAGGGAAAGTTCAGAGGTAATGATGGTAATCTACATTCTCTAGGTACAACATTTGAGAATGGTGTCGAAAAACCTGGTTATTGGAAAAGTATTCAAGGTCTTGAAACTGCTTTGACTTTAGCAGAAAAAAGGAATTTAAATACACAAGAACAAATCAGAGCTAATGATCGTACTAATCAAAGAGTAATAGCATTAGATGCAATAGATAAAATTTCACAAGAAAATGGTGGGGTACCACCAGATGATGAAACAATGATGCAGTTAATAAAAGGTACTCATAGCAGATCAGCTGAATTTGGTTTAGAACCTTGGAAGCCTAGTTGGGGTCACCAAGGTTGGGTAAATTTTGTAAGTCAACATAGTCCTTCAGAAGCTTTATCAGAAACTAAAAAAGTCATAGCTAATGCTTATATGTCAAGGAGTGGTGGCTATCTTCCTGATGATAGTTTTATTAAAGGTATGACAGCTCAGGATTATGGTTACTATAAACAATTTGTAGGTAATCCATATGCACCTAGTACAGAAGTTGCTGAAAAATTTATAAAAGGTAGAGCTACTACTTATTATCAAAGTAGTGGAGATATTAATAAAGGTGATGCACAAAGAATTACTGAATCTAACTTGATGAATGTATGGAGTACTAGTGTACAGGGTGATATAGAGGATGGTATAACTAATAAAAACGATATCCTGAAAAATGCTCAAAAAGCAGTAGTTGACGCTTTAGGTAATCCTGATAAACCAGGAGTAGCTGTAGCTCCAACAGATGCATATGGTTTGGTTACTCATGATTTTGGAGATGTTACCCAAACAACATTAAATAGAAAAAATGCATTAGTTGAAGATCGTAAAGCTATTAAAAAATATGGCAATGCTTATATTACTCAAGCAATATTACCAGGAACACCGTTAAAGATTAGAGAACAATTATTATACGATGGTAAAAGAAATAATGTTTCTCCAGAGGTTCAAAATTATTATCAGTATTTAGCTAAAGCATCTTCACCTCCAGGTTCTAGAACTCCTCTTAATTGGTGGGCTATAGCTAATGCTCAATACCAACTACTAAGAATTGAAGCTGGTTTAAGTAATGATCAATCCAAAAACATGACTACTGATGGACAAATTAAAGAACATGTTACTATTACACCACCAGTTAGATCTTGGAAAGGTATTGATACAACAGGTCAGTTACATAAAATCTTAAATCCACATAATACAAATGCTATGACTTTAGCATTAGTTAACGATACTACAGTTGAAGGAGAAAAACCTGCACCATGGTTAGTTGAAAACTTAAAGCTGGCTGAAGCTGAAGCCAATGGTGGCTATAATGCATTTACATTTGGTGCTAGAGGTGGTGATATATTTGGTGAAGGTTTCCAAGATAGTTCAAAAGTAGATAGACCTTATTCTGGTGACTTAACAGCTACTTATGTACAACCTATATCTGAGTTAAGTATTGGTCAAATACAAACCCTCCAAGAGGAAGGTATTATAGATAAAGTAGGTATTTATGGTTTTGATCAGGATAAATTAAAAAAAGCTTTACAAGGTTCTGGTATAGTACCAGAAGCTATATTTGATCAAAGTATTCAAGAACAATTAATTCTAGGTTACCAACGTACTACAGTTAATAATAATTCTAAAGGTACTATAGGTGAAGATATATCATGGTTAGAGTTATTAACACCCGTCGATGAATATGTAGCATTAGAGCAGAACATGCCATGGGCAAATAGAAGAGAGAATCTTATCCCTGCACTCCACGGAGTGGCTTTAGAGGCATTAAGACAATCTTCAACTACCGCATAATTACTAAGGTATAATGACAGATTCTAATTTCGGAACGCCTACAACTAGTCAGTTGGGTGATACTTCTATAACTAATAATGATATTTCTATAGAAGAAAGAAAAAAACAAGAGTATTTAGAAGACTCTATTAAAAAGACAGAAGCTAGAATAGATTACGAACAGAGAAAAATCGATTTTGAGGAGAAGCAAGCGGCAGCAGCAGCAGAAATACAACCTCAAGATTCTAGAGACGATGGTCCCTGGGACCTAGGTGACTATGCTAAGGAAGCTGGTTCAGTCGTAGCAGGTGGTTTACAAGATACTGCATCTTCTTTAATCACTGCACCTGAACGGTTAGTAGATATGATTACAGGTGAATACTCAGATGAAGTATTTGCCACTGGTAGATATACACCAGATTTTGATCCATTCACTGACCCTGATAATCCTATTGTAACTAAAACTTGGATTGGCAATCTTGCTAGAGGCTTTGTACATTATGGTACTATGATGGTACCAATAGGTGGCGCCGCTGGAGCAATTACAAAAGTAGCAGCCTTACCTAAATCAGTTGGTTTATTTAATAAAGCACGTCTTGTAAGAAGTATGGCTAGAGGTGCTGGTGCTGACGCATTATCTAGAAATTCACAAGATCATAACTTATTAGGTGTAGTTAAAAAGAAATTTCCTCATATAGATACACCTCTTTCTACAAATGATTGGGATCATCCATTAATGAAAACCTTCAAGAATGTAGTTGAAGGTATGGGTCTAGGTATTGTAATGGATGGTGTCGTAGCAGCTGTAGGTAAAGGTGCTAGAGGTATTAAAGAAGCTAGAGCTAATAGAATTAAAAGTATAAAAGAACAAGTAATTGAAAAAGGAGCTGCTGAATTAGCAGACCCAAACCCTAGAGGACATAAGAATAAAGTTATAATGGATTCTCACCAAGGTGCTCCTACATCTAATGGGACTATAGATAATGTTAGAGGACAGTTGGATCAAATTCGTACAGATTATGGAGCTAAAGAAGGATCAACAGATTCTTTATTAACTCCTGTTCAATTAGAAAGATGGGGTGAAGCAGAGTATCAAGCATTCGGTAAGCAAGTATTAAGTAGTAGCAGATATCAAGCAGAAATTGCTGCTATTAAAGCTGGTCAAACTACTATGGCAGAGGCTTGGGGAAATACATTAGATCAAGTCTATCGTATTACTCAAGGTAGAGAAGCTACTGAATTATCATCAGCAGAATATTTTAAAGAACATATAGCAGCTTCTGTTGAATGGCCGATACTTAATGATAAAGGAGAAGTTATTGATAAAATTACTACTTGGTTCCCTGAAACACTAGGATCAGCTGATTTAGTCATAGGTACACTTCTAAGGGAGATACGTGACTTAGGTATTTCTGGTAGAGAAATGCAAGATCTTGTAGATCTAAATGCTGTTGATGGTTCCGCTAAAGCAATAGTAGATAAAATTCTTACAGCACTCACTGAAACCAAGCGTACGCGCATGGTTATGTCTGATCAATTTAGAAAGATCGGAGTAGGTAAAAAAGGTAAGAGTTCTGTAAGAAAAGAAATGAATGAAGCTCTAGCTGAAGAAATGGCTAGAACTAAAGAATCACTAGTAGCAATGATGAAACTTGCTTCAGATCAAAAAAGTGATGATTTAACTAAAGCTTTGTGGGAAGTATTTTCTAGTATAGATGATGTAAATAATTTAGATGACTTTGATGCTTGGGTTAAGAAAGCTATTAAAGGCGGTACTATAGACGGTAAGAAACAAACAGGTGTTTTAATAAAAAGTTTAGAAGGTAACTTTGTTCATAGTGTATTAAGTGGACCTAAGACACCTTTACGTGCTATGATGGGTACATCAACTGCTACATTCCTTAGACCATTGTCAATGGCAATTGGTGCTGGAATGAGGGGAGATGGAATGGCTGCACGTGCAGGTTTAGCATCCCTAAATGCTATGATGCAAGCAATACCAGAATCATTTACTTTATTTAAAACTCGTTTAAATTCTTATTGGAATGGAGATATCGCTACAGTTAGAACAAGATTCTATGAATCTGCTGCAGGTAATGATCAATGGGATTTAATTGGAAACTACATAGAAACTTCTCCTGATGTAGCTTGGGCAGATAAGATGTGGTATCGCATGGCTAATATGTCTAGAGCGTGGAATAATAGTAAATGGCTTACTTATTCTACAAAACTAATGGCAGCTACTGACGATGCTTTTGGTTATATTTTAGGTAGAAGTGAGATGAGAAGAAGATCTTATCTCGAAGCAATGGAGAATTTTAATAAAGGAGAGGTAACTGATATAACTCCTGAAATGTTAAAACAAGGAGAAGATAAATTTTATGCTGAAATATTTGATGCCGATGGAAATATAAAAGATGCTGCTGTAGAGGCTGCTAGAAAAGAAGTAACTTTAACTCAAGATTTAACTGGATTTTCTAAAGGTCTTAACGATGTATTTAATAATTTTCCACTGGCAAAACCTTTCTTTTTGTTTGCACGAACTGGTGTTAACGGGCTTGCTCTAACAGCTAAACATACTCCATTATTTAATAGATTAGTTACTGAAGTAAACGATATTAATCTTGCTTCACTTGGTGGTGATTTGACACCGTTAAATAAATACGGTATATATACACCACAAGATCTTATGTTTGCCAAAGACTTGCAACGTGGCAGAGTAGCCATGGGCAGCTCTTTAATTGCAATGGCTAGTTGGGCTTATATGTCCGATGGTCTTACAGGTAATGGACCTGCAGATAGACAAAAAAGGCAGACGTGGCTTGATGCTGGATGGAAACCAAGAAGTATTAAATTAGGTGGTGTATGGGTTGGTTATGACTCTATGGAGCCGTTTAACCAAATATTCTCTATAATAGGAGATATTGGTGATCACACTGAATTAATGGGTGAAGAGTGGACTGAAGATAATCTACAAAAACTTGGATTAGTTATAGCACAAGGTATTACAAGTAAGTCTTACCTTGCTGGTATGACTCAATTTGTTGAATTATTCTCAGGCAGACCTGGACAATGGGAAAGAATTGTTGCTAATTTAGCAAATAATACAGTACCTCTTGCTGGTTTAAGAAATGAATTAGGTAAATTATTCACACCTTATACACGTGAATTAGGTTCTGGTATAACAGATGCTATTCGTAATAGAAACCTTATTACTGAAAATATAGCAGGTGATGGCCAATTACCTATTAAGTATGATTTATTAAATGGTCAACCACTTAAAGATCATAATTTCTTTGTAAGAGCTTTTAACGCTGTCAGTCCTATACAACTTAATTTAGATTATAGTCCTGGTAGAAAGTTATTATTTGACAGTGGTTATGATTTAAGAATGTCTACTTATTATTCACCTAATGGAAATGATCTTTCTGAATCTCCAGTAATTAGATCTATGTTCCAAGAGGCTATTGGTAAACAAAATCTAGAAGCTCAATTAAATAGATTAGCAACTAGTCCTCAAATCATAGAATCTTTAGCAGAATATAATAGAGATCTTAGAAACGGTAATAGAGGTAAGTACGAGACAAAAAACTATTATCATAACAGGCGTATTAAAGTAATCTTTGAAAGAGCTAGAAGAAGAGCTTGGGCTCAAATTCTAAATGAACAAGCCGTACAGACTTTAATTACAGAAGAACGTCAAAGAGATCTTGGTCAAACTAAAAAAGCATTTACTTCTGGAGGCGCTACAAAACCCCTTCTCAACATGTATAAATAATTATGGCAACTACAACATTTCACGATTATGATGGGAATGGGTCAACTACCACCTTCGCCTTTACCTTCCCTACTTTTAAAGAAGCAGAAGTAGTCGTAGAAGTTGATAATGTAATCAAAACTACTTCTTCTCATTATAATATAACAAGCTATTCCACGGCTAATGGTGGTAATGTAGTATTCACTTCTGGTAATATTCCAGCAGCTGGTACTAAGAATATACGAATTTATAGAGACACAGATGTAGACAATGCTAAGGCAACTTATACTGCTGGGTCTTCTGTTAAAGCTGGGGATCTTAATAATAACCAGTTACAAGCTTTACGTTCGTTACAAGAAGAACAAAACCAAACAGTAAATGCTGCTAAACTTAAAGATGGTTCAGTAACTTCAGCCAAAATTGCAGATGGAGCAATTGTTAATGCCGATATCAATGCGTCTGCAGCAATTGCCCTTAGTAAATTGGGTACAGGAACTCTCCCGTCTGGAATTGCTGTTAACAGCGATAATATCGCTCCAGGTACTATACTTGTCACTGATCTTGCTGATGATAGTATTACCAACGCGAAGATAAATTCATCAGCTGCAATAGCACAGAGTAAATTATCATTAGATGCTGATCTAACTACTCTATCTAGTATGCAAACAGGAGCTGCTACAAAATTAGCTGCTTTAACTGCTACTGAGATAGAAACATTAGATGGTGTAACTGCTACAACAGCAGAACTAAACTATGTAGATGGTGTCACATCTAATGTACAGACACAGCTAAATGCTAAACAAGCATCAGATACTGAGCTAACAGAACTAGCTACAATGCATACTGATACTGCTAGTGCATTAGCTGATCTAACACAAGCGGAAGTACAGATATTAGACGGTGCTACAGTCACTACAGATGAACTGAATAAGTTAGATGGAGTTACATCAACTGCTACTAACTTGAACATAGTATCTGGTATGACTAAACAGACAACAATAACTGATCAAGATACCTCGTATCCTACATCAGGAGCTGTTGTCGATTATGTAGCTGGACAAATAGCACCTATTGGTGGATTAGAAGTTATAGCTAATAAGGATTCATTCCCTGAAACTCAACCTGCTTCTGGTGTCGTAATTAGTATAGCAGATGCTGGTGGTATTGTTGTAAATGGTAGTGGTACAAGTACTACTCCAGATACAATAACAACTGATGCTACAGTAACTATTAATAATATCAACTCTTCATTCAATAGTTCTACTGTTGATGCTGGAGTTGGTTGGTTAGTTACATCAACAGGATCAGGTCAGATATATAACTACCATAAAGCTAATATTAAAGAATCTGATGTAGTACAATTAAGTGATGATATCAACGACTTTAACAGTAGATACCGTGTAGCAGGTTCTGCACCTGGATCTAATAATGATGAAGGTGACCTTTACTTTGATACTGGTGCCAACAAGATGTATGTCTATGATGGATCATCTTGGGGTGAAGTAACTTCTACAGGTGACTTTAAGTATCTAGTACCTTGTGCATTTAATACAGGTACAGGTAATGCTGCTGTATTTAATGGCTCTATATCTAAGTATGACCTTAGAGAGAACTCAACATCAGGTAGCTTAGCTAGTGTAACTAACGCTGCTCAGTTAATGGTGAGTGTTAACGGTGTTGTACAGAAGCCTAATACTGGTACATCTATAGGATCTAATGATGGATTCTGTATGGTAGATGGACATACTATTGAATTTGGTGCTAATATACCAGCTAATTCTGAGGTATTTGTAGTACAATCTGGTTCAGCATTATCTATTAATGTTCCTGGTGATGCAACAGTTAGTGAAGCTAAACTGAATGTATCCAATAGTCCTACTAATGGTTACTATCTACAAGCTCAATCTGGTAATACAGGTGGTTTAACTTGGGCAGCTGTATCTCAATATACTACACCTTTAACAACTAGAGGTGATATACTCTTTAGAGATGCATCTGGAGACCAGAGACTAGCTAAAGGTACAGCAGGTCAATACCTTAAGATAGGTGCTAATGATCCTGAATGGGCTGATGTTGTAGGTGCTGTAGCTGATGGATGTATATTTGAGAACGATCAAACAATATCTAATAACTATACTATTGCTTCTGGTAAAGGAGCACACAGTGTTGGACCTATAACGGTCAATGCTACTGTAACTGTAAACGGAAACTGGGTGGTTAGCTAATGGCAATTACAATTAATGGAACTGCGAATACAGTCGCAGGGTTGGCTGTTGGTGGACTACCAGACGGCACAACAGATGCAGATGCTTTAGCATCAAATGCAGTAACAAACGTAAAGGTAGCAGATGATGCAATCGGAATAGCTGAATTATCGGCGACAGGTACAGCATCTAGTTCTACATTTTTAAGAGGAGATAATACCTGGTCTCAAGCAGGTGGAGGTAAGATACTTCAAGTTGTAATGGGTACTTTACAAGGTGCCTTTACAACTAGTTCAACTAGCTATACAGATACAGGATTATCAGCATCTATTACACCAGCAGCTACAGCCAATAAGGTACTAGTTACAGTTCATATAGGTATGGTTGGTACAACTACATCTAGAGCTGCAGGATTTAGACTCTACAGAGAAGGTAGTGCTGTAACTGGAGCATTAGGTACATCTGGTACAACTGAAAATTTCACTGTATTCCAATACACACAAAATGCTAACGAAGTAGATGCAGGTATATCTTTTCAATATTTAGACTCACCTTCTTCAACAAGTTCTCAAGAATACAAAGTTTACGTTAAACGAGTTATGGGTGACGCAAACGCTTTAAGTATCAATAGAATGATTACGACTGATGCCTATGGTTCTATATCAACTATGACATTAATGGAGGTAGAAGGCTAATGGCAGAATTAAAAATTAAAGCGGACTCAGGCGGTGGAACCGTTTCCTTTAAGGGTCCGTCTTCAACAACAAGTAATGCTGCCGTTCAGCTCACTCTTCCAGTGGATGATGGAGCAGCTAATACTTGGTTAAAAAGTAATGGTAGTGGAGTTACCAGTTGGGCAGCTCCTACTGCTACAGAAATAGCAACATCATCTGGTACAGCAAGTTCAAGTACCTTTCTTAGAGGGGATAATACTTGGGCTGCAGCTGGAGGAGGTAAAGTTCTACAGTGGAACGTATATACAAATTCCACTAGAACTGAACTTACTAAAACTACTTCTGGTAATACAAACAGAGTAAATCTATGGTCAGTTAGTTTTAATAAAACAGTAGCTAGTAGCACAATTGCTTGGTTTGGACATATCCCTACTCATGATGATCATTCAGCAGCTTTGCAGATGGTTACTGATTATGGTGGTACAGAAATTCCTGGTGGTTGGAGTTTTACTTATACTCCTAGCGGTTGGACTGGAACTATAAACCTATCAGGTTATATAGCTGGACATACAACAACAGGAGCACAGAATCTAATATTTAAGTATTACGCACAAAACCAAGGTGCTGATAACTCCCCTGCCTTATGGATTAACCCTAACTCAACTGATGAGAATAGACATAATCAAACTCAATCAATGTTAACAGTATTGGAGCTAGGAGTATAATGGCAAAAGTAATAACAACTGAATTACAACACTCAGGTGCTTCTGGAGCCAATATAACTCTGGATAGTTCAAAGAATGTAACTTGTGAGAATAACCTTACAGTAGATGGTACTACTACACTTACGGGTGCAGTAACACTACCTAATGATACTGTTAATATAGCAACTTTATCAGCCACAGGTACAGCAAGTTCAAGTACCTTTTTACGTGGAGATAACGCTTGGGCAGCAGCAGGTGGAGGGGATGTAGTAGATTGGAAATATGTTAATAAAACAGATGTATTCAGTGAAGCAAGTGTAGCTACTGGTGGTGTATCTGGAGCTGCTATCTCAATATCTTATACCGCAGCATCAACTAGTAATAGATTATTGATTACTGCTCATTTAATGATCAACACTACTCAAGCAAGACACGGTATTATCGCTTATAAAGATGGTAGTCCATTTGCTAGAGGTGATGCACACCCTGACTCGCAAAATAACTTAGCGAGAATGTCGGCATCTGGTTATAACTCAGGTGCATCTTTTACAATGGATTCTATGCCATTTCAATTTATAGATACACCTGCTGATACAAGTGCTCATACTTATGACTTTAGAATATGGAATGGTAAGAATGGTTCTACTACTGTTTACCTAAATAGAACATCAACTAATGATAACTATGCATATTTACAAGGTACAGGTATGTCTTCAATCAGTATCTTAGAACTTAAACCTCAACAATCATAAATTATGGCATTAGATCACGATGCAACGTATAAAGCTTATCCTAATGTCAAACGTATTGATGGCGATAAAGCTTATGATACTAGTGGTAAAGAAGTTACCATTGAACAATCAAAAGTAGATACAGCACGTACTACTTTAAATACAGAAGCTGCTGCTGTTGCATATAAATTTAAAAGAGAACAAGAATACCCTTCTGTGGTCGATCAGTTGGATAAGATATATCACTCAGGTATAGATGCCTGGAAAGCTGATATCAAAGCAATTAAAGACAAGTATCCGAAACCATAATGGCATTAAATAAAATTATATCAGAAGGTATAAAAGATGGTGAGGTTAAGAATGCTGATATAGCAGCTGATGCAGTTGATATAGCTGACTTATCTGCTACTGGTACTGCCTCATCCTCTACCTTCTTAAGAGGAGATAACACATGGGCGACTCCTACAGATACTACTACACCTGCAGATGGGACTGTTACAGAAGCCAAATTAAACGCTAATGCACCTACAAATGATAATGTCCTAATAGCAGACTCTAGTGCTGCTGGAGGTTTTAAATGGGGTGACGCTGCAGCTGGTGCTAAAGGTGGCGGTAGTGATAAAATATTTTGGGAAAATGGTCAGACCGTTACTACTGACTACACCATAACCAATAACCACAATGCCGGAACATGGGGTCCGGTAACGATCAACTCTGGAGTCACGGTAACGATTGGCGATGGAGAGTACTGGACAATTATGTAATTATTATGCCAATAACAATTAATGGTTCCGGTACAGTATCGGGAATCACAGGAGGCTTAACCGCCTCATCAATGCCAGCTGGTTCTGTTCTTCAAGTAGTAACTGGAGTCACAACTACAGAAGCTGTAAATGAAACAGAATCTTATACAGATACAAACTTAACTTGCAACATTACACCTACATCTGCTAGCAATAAAGTAGTAGTACTGATAGATCAGCATTTTTATTTTAAAAGAAGTAGTGATGCTGGGATGGGTGTTAGAATACTAAGAGATTCTACAATTATCCACACACCAGTTACAAATAACAATTCTGGTCAAGATTGGTTAGTTGATATTAATAGTGATCCATCACATTTCGGTATGTATGGTAGGAAGAGTATGACTATTCTAGATACTATTCCAAACAACTGGTCTTCTGGAGCGATTACTTATAAAACTCAAGCTTGCGTTTGGGATGCTGGAAGTAATGCAAAAGTTGTATCTCAACCTGAGCTTAATGGTGATGATAGCACTTCAAGAATAATACTTATGGAGGTAGCAGCGTGACATTAAAATTAAACGGAAGCTCCTCTGGTTATACAGCAATAGATGCACCAGCAGCGGCTGGAAGTAATACTTTAGTTCTTCCAGCAGATAACGGAAGTAATGGAGAATTTTTAAAGACAAATGGTTCAGGAACTTTAGACTGGTCAGCAGCAGGTAAAATTCTTCAAGTTTTAACAACAGCTACGGAAGTTGCAACATCTACCCAATCTACTAGTTATGTAGATGCCACTGGTATGACATTATCAATAACGCCAACATCTACATCAAGTAAAATCATAATTGTTTGTTGTGGAACTGCCAATGTTATAGGTAGTACTTATTGGGGTTATTATACTATTTTAAGAGGTAGTACAGATTTAGGAAATCCAAGTAATGGAAAAGGTTTACTAGGACTATATAGTAATAGTTCTAATGCTGATACTCATACACCGATGACTATCTTTTATGTAGATTCACCTAATACAACTTCGTCTACTACTTATAAATTACAACTTAAAGTTGGTAATGGCTCGGGTTATGCGAAATTTAATCAGCAACCTCAGAAAGCTACATTTACTTTATTAGAGGTCGGACCATGAGTACATTAAAAACAGGAGCCCTTAGAGGGACATCAGGTACTGCAGATAGCATCCAGCTTCATGCTTCTAATCAATCGGTAACTTTCCCAGGTGCAGTAACCATTACTGGAGCTTTAACTTCTAGTACTACATCACTTGGTGGTCTTGATGGAGTAACTACAGGGAGTGGTAATGTAACTATTACTAATGGCAACCTAATAATAGGAACAGCTGGCAAAGGTATTGACTTTAGTGCTACTAGTGATGGATCAGGTACAGATACTTCAGAGCTTTTAGATGATTATGAAGAAGGCGAATGGACACCTATCTACAATACTGGTGCTGGTCAAATATCAAACCATGCGTATAATAGTGGCAGGTATTTAAGAGTAGGTCATCTTTGTTATGTAAGCATGTGGATGCGAGGTGCAAGTAATAGTGGACTAGAAAATGGAAGCGGTGATTTATGGATCACTGGTTTACCTTATGCTCCAGCATCTTTCCCTAATGCAACTATTAACGATTGGTGCATTTTATCTACTGCTAATGATGGAAACTATCATCATTGGTATATAACTGCTGAATATTATAACGATAGATTTTATGTCTATGGTAAAACAAGTAGCACTAATCAGCAAGCAGTGGGAAGTGATCTCATTGCTGCAACAGACCTCAATTATAGAGGCTGTTTCAGACTTGCCTAAACCTATTTTAATTGGAGATTAATCTTAATGGCACTAACAAAGACAACTGTTGAAGATAAAATTGAAGTTGTTGGAGACTTTAAAGCAATCCAAGTTAGAACTGCAACTGTAATAAAAGAAGATGGGAAAGAATTATCACGTTCATTCCATAGAAAAGTACTTGGATCTGGAAATATAGATGCAAGTAATAACTGGGTTGATACAGATATCAGTGCAGAATCTGATGAAGTGAAAGCTATTGCTAATGCAGTATGGACTCAACCAGTTAAAGATGCATATAAAGCGCATTTAATAGCTGGTAAATCCTAATGTCCATCAAAATTCCTACGCCTGATCTACCCAAACCTTTATACATCCCTCAGATGTATCTAAAACAGCCTGTAGCAGACGTTCCAGCCTTTCGGCCTATAGTCATCCCACCAAGTGATTTGGAGCGTCCTGCGGGCACT